GATATTAATTACATCTCTGTCACTGATCTCAAGTGTGAGTGTATCTGACGTGGATATAGTTTTGAGTAGTTTGAACATGTTGGAAATATTTACACCAGCAACAATTGGTTCAATGCATTCATATTCTTCAAAGTTTTCAGAGCTCAATTCAAAGTCAACCAAAGATGCTCTGGCGGTGTCCAATGTCACCATCTTGACTCCATTTTTATCAAAATAGATGTTGACATCATTAAGAATATCCTTCAATACCTCAAAGGTAGATTTGAATGAACTGGCCTGTATGGTCTTGAGTTTCATTTCTAGATATTATTGAACTCTACCTTTTATTAGTATTAAATGCTTCATTAACACTTTGACTTATCTTAGCCTGAAGTTCTGGGGTCATGGCGGGCTGCAGAGAGGTTCCGTAGCTATCCAGGCTGAACATATTATCAGAGTCATCGGTTTCATCTATGTTTGTTCCCAGTGTACACCCCCCAAGTGCACAGCTGGAAAGTTCATTGGGTAGGAGTGACTCTAGCCAATTTCTAATTTCATTTCCGACCAATATCTTTCCATTTTTTGTAAGCATGGTGGGAACACGTTTGATGTGTTTCGCGTACTGTGGAGGTACTCCGTATACGTTTACGTCATGAAACTTTACAATCTGAGAAAGTTGTTGGTTTGACTTTATGTAATGAATGATCTTCTGTGAATGTTGACACCTGTTACTATATAAGAGGAGTGCTGACATATATTATATTATTGTAATTTTTGTTTAAATTTTTTTGCGCAATAATAATAAATGCTTGTGTTGTTACTACTACTATTGGTTGTGTGGCTTCTATCAGGTGGGAAAACCTATGAAAATTTTGTTGAGATGTTTGGTTTTTCTGGGTACAAAAAGCCCAAAGATATTGATCTAAATATCCAGGCTCCTGAACTGAGTGGTTTCACTCAGTCGACTGGTGCAGTGGGTGCAGATGAGATTGAAAACATCGTCTTACCGTGTCAAAAATTCTTCAAAGACAAAACTGGACTATGTGTGTATGCAGTTGAGACAAATGATCTGAAAAAATATACAAACACTGAAGGATCTGTGTTGTATGTGGTGAGATTTATGTTCACTGTGACCAACACCGGATTTCCTTATGGAATTGGAGCCACTTTCCACGTTCTGGACGGAAAAGTTGTGGGTGCAGTGACTCAACAAATGGGCGGTGGGTTCAAACCAGCAGGGAGTCAACAGGCTTATCTATCATATGACCAGATTGTGGCAGATCAGCGTAAAGTAATTCTGGATAGAATATAATGATTAATGTCAAAGAGATTCAAGAAATTGAAAACAAAAGGAAAAAGATAAAAAAGGAGATATATACAAAAATATATGAACAATTTTGTAAAAAAATTAGAATGTCTGTTGAATTAGGTGTGAAAAGTGTGGAACTTTCTGTACCTAATTTTGTTTTGGGGTACCCCACGTTTGATCAATTACATGCTGCTATGTATCTCAAGAGACAACTCACCAATGCAGGATTTAAGGTAACCACAATAGCACCCACTGAATTTAAAGTGAGTTGGGTTAGTGCCCGAGCGCCCTCATCGGCACCAAAACCCCCCGCTGAAGAAGATCCCGGAGCACTTCCATCACTTATAAATCTTAAAAAGTTGGCTTCTAAACACAGGGGTGCGTGATTGTTAATTGTTATTTTTATTGTGACTTAATATATGGCAACTAACAATAATCTGAATGTTTTGGTGGAAGCTAAAAAGGAGTACATTTACCAGCTCACCACCATAATGTGTCCAGTTATGATAGAGACTTTTTGGGATATATACAATGAGTCCAAAAAGATTTCAAAGGGGAAGAAGGTTCTGTTGACCTACCAGAAACTTCTCAGGGAGATTGTGAATTGGAACAATCACATGGTCAAGCAACACAGTGAAAAAATTTCAAATACATGTGGATGGTTCAATGACCTTCTGGCAGCAGTTTTTGTCAGTTATGTGAAGATATTTTCATCAGTGAGACTCAATGTTGGTTCTAAGAAGATTTCCATAAAACTTCCCACCAATGATGTCTTTATTCATGGGTGTTATATAAATGCCGCCAAGGATATATACAAGGATCCATATGTGTTTCATGATGAAATGACTGATTATGAACGTGAAGAAAAACTTTTTAGCCGTTTGGGTAATTGCATTGAGACAACCATCAAGGAAATGGTTCCAGTCAAGGAAATTCTGAATACCTACATTTCTCAAGACAAGACTTCAGATGATCTGGATGTCACGAGTGAGATTGGTGAGGAGGACACAGAAGACCCAGAGATAGATGATGAACCTATGGAACTACCAGAAGGCGCCGAACCTGATCCAGAAGAGTTAGCCCCGGCCGAGACAGCCCCGGAGGAGACACCGGAGGAGACACCGGAGGAGACCCCTGAGGAGACAAAAGACATCAATCTTGGTGGAAAACCCGATGATGTCCAACAGGAAGAAGGTGTACTGTTTCCAGACGCGCCAGATAAAATCGCATCATAATATAAATGGAACAATACCTTAAGGAACCAACATGGGCTGCTTTATTCGCAATTGTAGCAACAATTGGATACATGTATGGAAAAGCCAGACTAAACAACGAAGCACCACCTCAAAACAGTGAGTGCATGAAACCAGCGCTGTTAATAGGCATGTTAGTGTACTTCATTGTATCAACTGGTGTGAATGCAAAAGAAACGATATCTTTGGAACCATTCGATAGTTAAAGATTTAATTACATAAATATCTAGAAAATGACTTCTGTGAGCGCGTGGAATGAAATGATGGAGCAGTTTCTTTCCGAACTTGAGAAAACATTCCCTGAGGAGAAGGCTGTGAAAAAGTACAAGGCTTCGTTTGAGCTTCTCAGGAAATCTAATCCTCGAAAGTGTGTGGATGGGTACATGTCTAGTGTTTCAAAGTACCAGGAAAAGATTATGGGAAAGGATGAATCTTTCTTTTTGGATTCCACTGATTCGATCATTGTTGACATGAATCTCAAGAAGCACTGGACTCCGGAACTTTCGGTCAAGACGAAGGATGCCATTTGGCAGTATCTCCAGACTCTTTACATTTTGGGAACCACCATTACCATGATTCCACCAGATGCCCTTGGAATGATTGAGGATGTGGCGCACAAGTGTGCCGGTAGCATGCAGGAGGGTGGTCAGATGGACGAAAAGGCTCTCACCAGTCTTTTTAGTTCCCTCGGAGGTATGTTGGGTCAGGCTGAAAAAAATTAGACGTATAGAATAAATGACTGTTTGGTTTTCAAAACCCATCGAATTGTTCAAAAATGATAAAATCCTTGTGTTTTGGCCTCATTCTGGTCAGAGCGCCGCAGAGCGCATCAATGCAAGCACTCGTTTTGTTCTTTATCTAGCAACTTTACTTTATTTAATCAAACGTGATCCACGTATATTTATTTTGGCTGCAATGGTCATTGGTACTTTATATGTCATGTATTCATCTGGACAGATAAAGGGTTTTGAGGTTGTAAGAGGTACATTTGGTTCCGAGTGCCAGAGACCGACTTCTGACAATCCTATGGCGAATGTATTATTAACTGATTATGTCGATCAGCCCAATAGGCCATCTGCCTGTTATTATCCCACTGTTTCTGAGGATGTGAGTATGTTATTGGATGAAACTTTTCCATATGATTCTGGGCGTTCTCGGAGTCCTCTTCCAAAGTATCAAAAAAAGTTTGGAGCCAGACAGTTTTTCAGCAACCCAGTGACTAAGATTCCAGGTGACCAAACAACCTTCGCAGAGTCATGTTACGGCAGCAAGTTTCAACCCATGTGCAGAGACACTCCTGGTATGTGTGATCCCAATTTCCGTGGTGCTCAGTTGGATGCTTTTGCGGGTCTGGATCCAACTGGTGACATGAGAACTGGTATGTTTGGTGGAACTGTATAAAAAATATTGTGAGTATACAATAAAAGATGGCGTATCAGCTTCAACCAAATCTTATTCAAGTGGAGAACCCAGCTGTTCCACCCTCATGTGCAACGGACACTATTGTGGCTCCCCCGCAACCGAGTAGTCTGAACTATTGCTGTCGCCCCAACACGATGCTCTATGGGACGGCGCCCTACATGGCGGGTAAGGGTGCTCCGGCTAATCTGGTGCTAATAGAGGACGAGCTCAGACCCCAAGCAACCACTAGACATGATAAGGTCTACGTGAACAACAGCAGAGGTGAATATTTCCCAATTCAGAATATGGAGTGCAGTGTCCCCCTCAGAACTATTGGTTTTGATCCCGCGAGCACACGGGCAGAGTTACAAAATGGACTGTTTTCAAGGCGTTATTGTACTAAATAAAATATTAGTTTCTTATAATAGATGGCTGAAATATTAGCAACAGCAGGATTGGTGTGGGCAGCTAAATGCCTCACTAAAAAACAAGAAACTGTAGAATATTTTACTCCTCCTCAACAACCTGAAGACCAATTAGTTGATAATAATTATGATATGAGAACGACAATTTCAGATACTTTTACAGGTGGCGGCTATGGTATAGGAATAAACCCGTATGAAAAACAAGAGCAGCCAAGTTTCGGAGAGGTGGCTTTTATGAAGCACGTGAATGGCGAACCAGTGAGAGATCTAAGAGATCGTCCTTGGGTGAGTGGAAAGATGAACAACCTTTCGCCCACCGAAAAGAACATGGTGGGACCAGGTCTCAATGTGGGTGCGGACGTTCCTGCATACGGTGGCTACCAACAACTATTCAGAGTAAACCCCAACAATGTGGGTGCCTACAGACTAACAACCCTCCCAGGCCGAAGTGGACCAGCTGGAGACGTCACAGGAGGTCGCGGCCAGCTCATAGGCACAGTCACCCACGATAAACCGGCCACCACAGCCTTTTTACCTTCCCGTCTCCCCAATGTACCAGGCAGAGCCCAGGGTCAGGGTGGTTCTCTCAACGGTGTGGTACCACGTGGAGAGTACCAAAAGACCAAACGCACCACGAACCGCGCCGAGACCACTTCACGTGGTGACGGTCTGGAATTTGCTCCCGCGAAAAAATTCATTTCTGCACCCACTTTGGCTGAAGATCCCACCAGAAACAAGGGTGATGTGAATGTTTTGGAGTACGAACACGTGAATAACCCAACACCTGGTATTTACAGTTTCCACGGTGCCTACACGAATACCCCAGAGGCACTCTATAAGAGTGCAGCTATCAGACCAGCTGACCGCAGAGGTAAGAAGGATCGTTCAGGAAATGCGGGTAGAATGAATGTGCGAGCTGACCCATTGAACCAGAATGGTCTGATAACAGCGGTGCGCAGTGATACCACACGTGTGGACGGATGGGTGGGAGGCGCCAATGGTGGTTGGACTCAGCAATACATGAAGCCGATGTATCAAAACAACAATGCCTACAAAGGCAACGCGAACCCTAGAGCAAGCAATATGTACCTCGGTACTGCAGTGAAACAACTTCAAAATAACCCTCTTGCGTACAGTCTCGCCGGATAAAAAACTGTTATAAATTAGTAATATGAATTACATATTGGATGTGGACAGTGCCGAACGAGATGATCTAAACCCTAATGATTTTGTGTACAAGTTGAATAGACCTCTGTACAACGTGTCTGATTTTAGACTTGTATCTGCCAATTTACCACTGACACAAAGTACCATATGTGATAGTAATAATAATCTGGTAATAGATGGCACATCATACACGTTGGGAAACAAATTCTATTCTTCTGGTGGTGATTTGGCCTATGATGTTCAACAAGCTATTATTGGGTCTAATGTGTCTTCTGTGACATATGATTCCAATACAATGGCATTGACATTTTCTAACGTTGGTACTTCTAACAATTTCACTATGAACCTGGATTCATATTCTCCCTTTAACGTCCTGGGGTTCGATTTGGGGAACGTTGTATCTACCAATGGTAGTGTGACTGGTGGAGTTATAGACTTGCATGGACCAACTACACTTCTCCTGAGGATAACGAGCGGTTCAGACGATATGAAAAAAAAGGTGTACCGTCACGAGGGACAGTCTCTTTATACGGCTAGAATTCTTACAACGACTGCAAGAGGTATGATGAATTACAAGGGACCAGATGATCCAGTGGAATACTATTTCCATGAGGGTAGGTTCAAAAGCATCGATCGGTTGAGGATTCGTTTTTATTACATCAACGGATCGAGACTGATACCATATGACTTTGGTAATCGAAATCTCTTTTTGAAATTTAGAGTCACCTGTTCTCTTGATAAACTAGAACCCCTGAAGGATCAGCAATCTGAAAAACCCAGTGAACTCCCTCCGCCTGTGGAAATCCCATCATTGGATGTTAAATCTAGGGTACCACAGTTTGTTATTATTGGAGCAGTATTACTAATCGGGTTGGTTGTTTTGATCTTTCTTAAGCCGAAACCGCGTACACTGGGGCAGGTGGCGCCTTAATGCCTGGTTTCACGAAACGCTTCACGAGCATGAACACGATCACTGAAAGGAGCGTGGTGAGGAGAGCCGTCATGAGGTAGTAGTAACCACCGTTCTTGTTAACCTTCACGACCTGGGAAAGCATCCAGCGGACAAGATCCATGTACGCAATGGCAGAGGCAAAGCTGAAGCCGGCCACAATAGAGTTGAGAGCCTGGTTTTCAACCTGGGAAGCGAGTGCAAGAGTAGTCTTAATGGGATCCATGAGTGTTTAATATATATTTAGAAAATTATTCTGGAAGAAATTCCTCTTCCTGAAGTATAGTGCTGTATGTTTTTTCAACCATACTGACCTTACGATGCCTCAAAATAGTTGGTATCATCTCACATTCTGAAACTTCACTGGATGATTCGTCTGTGGTCTGACAATCCTCTTCTTCGTCTTCACACTCTTCATCAGACGGTGGTTCAATTTCGTTTTCTTCCAGTTCTATTTCATTTGTTTTGAACTTGCAATACTCACTATCATCAATGTTTATGCCAATTGGAGGATCATATCCTATGTTTTTGATTGGCCTGAAGGTTAATGTGGACATTGTTATCCTCAATACATATTTTTGTCAATGGCATCCTTAAGCATTGATTCCGCTGGATTAGTTGGTTCCCAAGATTCCCATGTATCAAAACATTCATTTACTTTTACAAGTAGCTCATCGTCCCCTGAATATCTGGTGAAAGGTTCATCATCTTCGTCTACTGTTTCAAATTCATATTCTGAATCAGAATCAGAATCAGAATCAGATTCAGAATCTGTAAGTATACTGCCTATATGTGTACCAACCTCATATCTAGTACAGTATTTCATTGCATATTGAATATCCATTGCGGTGAGTGTATTGCGTCCACTATCTTTCATGTATTTCATAGCTAAAAATGAAGCCTTTTCTATGATTGGAAGTAAAATATCATAACTAGCCTGTTCCATTGTTTTTTATTCTAATAATAATTATTATCTATAAATAACACTCCGGCCAAACCATTCTCTATCCTGAGGATATTGTAGGACTTTGCGTACACTCTAACATCTCTTTCATCTGTACAGGGTGTGAGGTTCAAAGTTAAAAGTTTGTTCTGTATCCTGCTCATGTTCACCTGACCCGTTGGTCTATAGTTTTCTGGATCCAAAGCGAAACTGTAATTGTATATGTGTATATTAGGTACTCTTGTATGTCTGTTCATTGGTTGAAGGTAATTCATGAACAATGAATCTGCAACTTCTGGGTCGAGATATGTTTCGTTATTAAAATCTAATTTCACATTCTCAATCTGATGTTGACCATCGTTACTGTAATTGAACCAGTCATTCTGATCTGGTGCAACATTTGACTTGTTTTGTACCACGATGTATAATTCCTTTACAGGATTTATAAATGGAAGTCTCATTTGTATAGTGTTTACGTTGGGTTCTACCACTTCACTGTATCTCTGGAGTTGTGTGATGGTATGTTCTATTCGTTTATTTTTGTAGTAATTTATTTCATCATCACCAAGAAAAACATACTCTACTGGCATAGTGACTTTCAAAATTGATGCATTTTGGGGAGGAGGTGTTCCTGATGATTGAACCACCAATTCACTCAGGGGTCTTAGTTTGATTTCCACCTCAACTTCTTGTCTCTCAAGTGCACACAAGGGTATAGAAAGAGGATCATCTCTTCTAAAATAAAATGGAAGATTTAGAAAAAAGGTTCTCGGTAAAGGTGAACCAATCAGTCCGTCTCTGGTTGGGGTAGTTCCAACTGTTACGTCTACACCAGATTGTTGTGAATTATTTATAAACATTTGATTGAAAATTTCCATGTACTCGCCATTTATACGTTGAATCACTTGACCGCCAATGATTAAGTCAGCATATTCTATTAATGCATTGCCTATAGAATTTGTGTACCCCACAGATGGATCAAGATTTGAAAGTTCAACTCTGAAATAAATATTTCGTA